ATTCTACACACTTGCGGCAGAGAATGGCGGCACTACTACATTACAAACTGTAGACTCGGGAACAATGAATGCTAGCGGAGGATCGTTAGCTAGCGCACAAGACGGTGTTCCATTACGTACCGGTTATCAAGGCTACTTAGTAGGCGATGGATATCCAGTCAATGGTTATGCGTTTGGTTTTGGAATTCAATTTCCTAGCTTGCCTGCTAACAACGATTTCTTCTTACGTGTAGATATGTTGCCTAACAGACTTTATAGATTTGATGCCGATAGTAACGGATGGATTGCTGTTGAAGATGCTGTACGCATGAACATGACTAACAACGATACACGCAATACACAGAAGACTGGATTCATTAATAATGTAGAATATACATATAATAATGAGTTAGCTAGTGATTTTGTTAACTTGGCAAAAGATGCTACTGTAGTTAATACTACTATTGATTATGCCAATTTCCATCTTACACCTTATGTGGTAATTAGTTTGTCGACAGAAAAATTATCTTTTGCGTTAGCAGATTATCCAAATTTGTTTGTAAGTTATAGTTACACAAGTCCAACTGGTGTTATGAGTAACAAAATAAGAATACAATTACCAACTGTGCCAGATGTAAATAATAACCCAGTACAGCAAACAATTCCATTTGCTGGTCAATGGACTATTAAATTGTACAACAGTAGAGAAGAACAAAGACAGAGCCTTAGTCAGGTTCTTAGACCTAAGGCGGATTTATAATGCAATGGTTTTATGACGGACAGATAAGAAGATATATCACACAAACAATTCGTGTGTTTAGTAACTTTGTGGTCAAATATGGTGACGGAACACTACATCGTATACCAGTTGTGTACGGAGATGCTGACAGACAAGCCGCTAGTATTATTAGACAAAATAGCGAAAATGCGGTTAATAGTGTGCCGCGCATTAGTGTATATGTAACAGAATTAAAATTAGATAGAGATCGACTAGCTGATCAAACTTTCGTAGATAAAGTTCATATTAGAGAAAGAGACATTAATTCTGACGGCACACAATATCTTAATACACAGGGTAAAAATTATACAGTTGAACGTATAATGCCTACACCATTTCAATTAAAAATGAAAGTAGATATTTGGTCAAGCAGTACAGATCAAAAATTACAAATACTTGAACAAATTTTAGTATTGTTTAATCCTAGTTTAGAATTACAAACTACAGACAACTATATTGACTGGACTAGTTTAACAGTATTAAATTTAGAAGATATCAACTGGGATAGTCGTACAGTTCCTGTTGGAAATGATACACCTATTGATATTGCTACACTAACTGTAAGTACTCCTGCTTGGATTAGTCCGCCAGTTAAGGTTAAACATCTTGGTGTTGTTACTAAAATTATTGCCAATATGTATGGCGGTAGTGTTACTAGCGGAACATATATTGCTGGATTAGGTCGAGATCCTTTAGATCCAACTACAACATTAACTGATATATTAAGCACTACCACAACAACTGTTACCGGTTATAAGATACAAGTTTATAATAACCCACAAGGAGTAGGCCAAGCATTATTGTTAGGACCACACGAAAGTGTTATTCCACCAGAACCTAGTTTAGAAGCTGGTATTAGACAGGGTCCTGGTATTAATTGGTTAGAAGTGTTTAGTCAGTATCCTGGAAAATATGTAGCAGGTTCTAGTCAATTATTCTTACAACAACCAAATGGTAGTTATGTAGTAGGTACTATTGCTCTTAATCCATTAGACTATACTGTGCTAACTGTTAATTGGAACGATGATACCTTAACAACAAATACTGGTATTGACAGTAATGGTTATTTAGATTCTGATACAGAGCATTATAATGCCAGTACTAGTTATAGACCTAGTAGCCCTGGTACATTTGACGCAATTATAAATCCGCAAACATTTAATCCTCATCGTCCCCATAACGAAGTTAATCCTCCTAACGTAACTGTAGCGGTAGGTACACGTTATTTGTTAGTAGAAGATATTGGAGCAACAATTAATGAAGAACCTGCGCACGAATGGGGCGCATTAGTTGCTGTGGCAAATGATATAATAGAGTGGACTGGTTCAGAGTGGCACGTGGTGTTTGATTCAACTCACGATCACAATGCCTTAGTGTGGCAAACGAATATATACACTGGAATACAATACTTATGGAACAGTGTTTCATGGGTTAAGAGTTTCGAAGGTGAATATACTGCCGCACAATGGAAAATAGTACTGTAAAAGATCAGATAGTTTGTAGTGGAGCATTATTTTATGCTAAATCTACACGACGTTTTTTACTGCTACAAAAAGCACACGGCAAACACGAAGGCACTTGGGGATTAGTAGGTGGTACTAACATTCAGGGCGAGACTCCTTGGCAAGGTTTAGTGCGTGAAATCAATGAAGAAATTGGACCAAGTCCGGAAATAATTAAAACAATTCCTCTTGAAACTTTTGTCAGCAATGATAAAGTGTTTAATTTTCACACTTATTTGTGTGTAATAGAAGAAGAATTTATTCCATGCCTGAGCGACGAGCATTATGGGTGGGCATGGGCAACTATAGACCGTGCTCCTAAACCCTTACATCAGGGCCTTAGAAATAGTTTTAGCTCAAAAACTATTCGTACAAAACTTCAAACTGTATTCGATTTAGTAGATTTAATCTAGTGCCAAATTTGTCAAAAATTGATACACCTGTTAGATAAATTATAAAGTACAAATTTATTGTTTTAGGAGAGCAAATGGAAAACTTTAAACCAATAAGAGATCGCGTTCTTATTGAAAAAATTAAGGACGATTTAAAAACTAAGAGCGGACTTATTGTTTCGCAAGATGCGCAAGAACGTCCAACAAAGGGCACTATTCTTGCTGTAGGTCCAGGTAAATTAACTGACGAAGGTACAGTTTTACCTATGCCAGTAGCAGAGGGAGACGTTATATTTTATCCAAAATATGCCGGATTTCCTATTAAATTAAACAACGAAGAATATCTAATCCTTGAAGAAAAAGATATACTAGGCATATTCACAGGAGATGAAAAATAATGGCTAAAATCAGTCACAGAGTTGTTACAATGGGGCAAAAGAGCCGAGATGCTCTTGTAAAAGGTGTAAACATATTAGGCGATGCCGTTAAAGTAACATTAGGACCAAAAGGTCGAAATGTTGTTATTGCTCGTCAATTCGGTGCTCCACACGTAACTAAAGATGGTGTTACAGTTGCTAAAGAAATCTTCTTAAGAGACAAACTAGCCGACACCGGAGTAAGAATGATCAAACAAGCGGCAAGTCAAACTAGTAGTGATATCGGTGACGGTACAACTACTGCTACAGTTTTAGCTCAGGCTATGATTCGTGAAGGTATGAAATTCGTTACTGCTGGAATCAGTCCAATTAATTTAAAAAGAGGAATCGATAAAGCAGTAGTTGCGGCAGTTGCTGAATTAGAAAAAATTAGCAAAGAATGCGAAGATGAAAAAACTATTCGTCAAGTAGCTACTATTAGTGCTAATAATGATGAAGACATGGGGGCATTAATTGCTAAAGCCATGGTAGCTGTAGGTAAAAAAGGAATTGTTACTGTAGAAAATGGCACAGGGCTTGAAGATAGTTTTGCTCAAATTAGCGGTTTATCTTATGAACAAGGTTTCCTTAGTCCGTATTTTATTAATACTGACAAACAACGCTGTGTATTAGAAAATCCTTATATTTTAATTTGTGATAGACCGATTCTTAATATACAAGATATTGTTCCTATTTTAGACAAACTCGCCGCAACAAAACGTCCGTTCGTTATCATGGCAGAATCATTAGAAACCGATGTATTAGCTACGCTAGTTATTAACGTTATCAATGGTGGTATCAAAGCGTGTGCTATTCGTGGTCCTAACTGGAAGGGTCCTAAGCGTAGTATTTTAATTGAAGATATTGCTATACTTACAGGTGGTAAAGTAATTTCCGATGGGTTAGGTACTCGTGTAGAAAATGCTGAATTGTCTGATTGCGGTCAATGTAACAGAATTGAAATCAGTGCTGATAGAACAACTATCATTGGTGGGCATGGATCGGACGAAGCTGTTCAGGACAGAATTAAAGCAATTCAAGTTCAAATTGAAGAAGAAGAAGGCGATCATTTAGCGATTCCTCCTGTACTAAGTATCGATGAGCACTACGAACGTATCGCAAACTTATCAGGCGGAGTAGGAGTTATCCGTGTAGGATCTGCTACTAAGATGGAATTAGATGAAAAGAAAGATCGAGTAGATGATTCTTTGTGCGCTACTAGAGCCGCTATTGAAGATGGCGTAGTGCCCGGTGGTGGTGTTTCTTTTATTCGTGTTCGACAAAAACTTAAAGACCTTGTTACAAATAATGTAGAACAAGATGCTGGTGTAAAAATTGTTCTAACAGCGTTAGAAGAACCATTACGTCAAATTGCCGCTAATGCCGGCGATAGTCCAGATGTTATTGTTAATAAGGTTTCAGAAGGCGATGACGAGTTTGGATATGATGCTAGTGACAGTTCTTTTGGTCAGATGTTTGACATTGGAATTATCGATCCTACTAAAGTAGTTAAAACAGCATTGATTAATGCAGCCAGTGTTGCTGGATTGTTGCTAACTACAGACTGTGCGATTTATGAAGATGAAGATGAATCCGATTTAAGTATTGTTGGGCCTCAACCTAATATTAATCAAGGATTTGGTCCTCAATATCAGGACGCTTTGGGTAGTAAATAATATTACTCCAACAAAAAAGGCAGATTAAATCTGCCTTTTTTAATGACTATAAATTCTAAAAAATTAAGCTGGTTTCACTGGCCAATTAATTTCCCAAGGGAATGTTGCTTGATTAGTTACATCGCGCAATTCTTGTCTGTATGTGGCATAAGCAGTTTTCTGAGCGTCAGATAAACGACCTTGTCCAGCAGTAGTATCAGTCCAGTCAGATGCTATTAGCAACTGATCGCGATTTTCACGAATTTGTGCTTCTAAGTCTTCTTGTGATGTTGGTTGAGTGCGGAAACCTTCGGAGTAATCACCGATTGGGCAACCTAAACCATGTCTTGGTTCGCCGTATGTACCTGCGTTAACTGCGGCCAATACTGCTTGTGAAAATGCATCACCTGTTTTAACAGCACGAAAATCTACTGGATTAGTACAACCTTTAAATACGATTTTTAACCAGTATTCGTCTACGCCTATCATATAAGCTACTAATGGAACGCTTTCTATATCATCTAATGTAAATGCTTTAATAGTCATTTGAACTCCTCAATTGGGTATTATTAGTTATTTATGCCGCGACGTGTTTCGGCTTTTCTACCTAAACCGGGTCTTTTATCATATTTAAATGCTGGATAATAAGGACCGTTTTTGTCAATATAGTGAAAAAATGCCTGTACTTGATAGCTACCATAGCTAGCATCAAACTTTTCTCTCCAGTGTTCCACTTCGCACCCTCTGTATATTATTAAATCACCGGGTTCTTGTAAAATCATTTCACCTGGATTTCCGGCACTAACGAATCCTCTAGGAGGATTTAGCCCTACAGAATCTTTATCTACGTACATACCCCAGTTGTAATCTGGATTATTATTAAGGTATTTGTAA